CAATACTTTATTATAGCCTATATAGTATTTTTTATCCACGATTTTATATATTGTAGCTTTTAACTGATTGGACATAGTGTAAACTTCAAAATGCTAACCACAAAATTATATAGCTTTACATGAAATTTTTGACGTATTTTTGCCGTCAAATAAAAAAGAGGGGTACCGCTTATGGTACCCCTTTATTACTAATCTAATTCAACAAGACGTTTTAATTCGCCATTTACAAACCACATTTCACAACGTACATTGTTATGGTCTGTTAAAGTTGCGGTGTATAAACCGTCTTTCTTTGGTTCTACTTCTTCTGCGAACATATGCGTTTTGCCTTCAAATGTAAATGTTTTCATATCATATACCCTTTCATTAAATGAATTATAATTTACCGTAAACCGTACGGCGCGGAGATAATCGGATCACCTACCATTTCGCGAATGTATAAAGTGCGCTGGCCCCTTTAAACTGCTTACCGTCAAAATGCGTTAAACCTTGAAAGTCGCCCGCTTGATACCCTATAGTTTCGTATACCTTTCCTGTTTCTAATACAGTAACGCCGCCCATTATGCGATGTGCCTTATTAAGATTAATTTTATATACATCAACCTTTTGTTCATCGGTATTTTCTACAACGGCGGTTCTATCGCTTTTTTCTGTAGCTTCCTTTGGAATATTCGGAGATTTATCCTTAATAGCATTTTTCGTAATTACTGCCGCATCATGTAACGTTGGCGCCTGTGTATAATACGTTGCTACCGGCTGCGCACTTTCCTTATACGCAATTACTTCCGTTGCTTCCTTTGGCGTGATTTTTAACGTATCCGCCAGTTTCTGCGGTGTTTTCGCTATTGTTTGATTAATGATAACAGGTTCTTGCAACTTCTTTGTATAAGATACTTTGTAACAAACTAAGCCAACTACTACCACCACCAGCAGCGCAAGTGCTGCCACGGTAATGACTGGCGCATATCGCCTTAATAATTGAATGATAGTATCCATAATTACCCCCTATTAAATAGGCCAATTTAGCACTAAATCGGCATCAAATTCCTTGCCCTCGATGTTTTCGCTAAATGTGTATTGCCACAAATTGGCCCCTTCATAGTCGCATTGGTTATTAAGTTGTGCGCACCAGATAGCGCAACCGCCCAATTGACTAATGTCTAATACATTCACTAACCAATCATAACTAGCGTACAAACCAGTATTAACATATCCAGCTTGCCACAATTTATTGATGAACACACTACAAATATTTGTTAATTCTTGGCCCGTTGGCATGCCACGATTTGCCTTGTAATCGTCCGCATCTTCCATATCGAACCATACGCCCATAGGTAACTTGTCAGCAGTTAAGCCGGCATCGTTTAATGTATTCAATACGAATTCCGCTTCATCTGCCGCATTCTCTTCGTTCATCGCGTAGGAATAATGGTATACGCCAATAGCTAACCCCGCGTTTATTGCGCCGTTTACATTATTATAGAATTCACTATCTAAATTGCCTCGGCCATAACCGATGCGGATAATAGCAAAATCGAACCCGTTCGCCTTAACCGCGCCCCAATCAACTACACCGTTATTTTCGCTTACATCAATACCCCTCATGGTACCCCCTATAATTTAACTTTGTTTTCAATTTTAGTTTTAACTAAATCTAAAAATTTACCTAGCATCATATTTCCACCGTCGCGTAGGTTTTCCATAATGGATAAGAATTCACACGAACCCAAATATAACCATACAAGCGATACCGCGAACTGCTTTTGACCGCTCATTTCATCGAATAAAACGGCGGCAAGTGTAGCGGCGACGTATGTCGCCACTTTAAACACAAAACCTTTTCGCATGTATCGGCTAGAAATCAACCCTTTATCAAACGCCAGCGGTATTGCACGGTATTTTTCCCAAACTGCAATTTCATCGGCATTATATTTGTATTCATCAACCAACATTCTATAAGCAATTGCCGCCCATTTGGTGAATAAATCAACGAATACCAATAAAATAAACACGCCCAATATTTGAACGTGTTTTATATGAATTAACCACATACCCAATGCACCGGCGCCACTTAGTAAAACTTTTATTAAAAAACTATCCGTCAAAGAGTTCCAACCTTCAACAAAAAACCTAGTGAAATGATCCATTACTTACCCCTCATTTAACCTTACCTAAGCCATACACGCTACGCGCTATATTAGCTTTTCTCATATTAATTTTATCTAGTTGTTCCCTCTTTTGTTCGCCGCTCATGCGTTCATTATTAATAATAGCCTTAGATGCTTTATTTAAGTTTTTAAGGCTATTACTTGCATTTTTGAGTTTTGCAAATTCTTTAGCATCGTATCCTTCCGGCCGTTGCCCTGTTAATTTGAACTCATTATGTAGTTTTTCTTGTTCCTTATAATCGTCATATACACGTTGAACGCTATTTGATGATTGATAAGGTGCCGCGGTAAACCCTCTTAACCCCGGCGCTTCGTACCATTTTTTAGATGCATTGTTTTCTTTTGCACCAGATACCGCATCAACTGCGTTCAAACCTAACCCAGCAAGGCCGCCACCGTACCCTCTTATTGTGTTATCTACAATATACGGCGAAACGTCTATTTTATTGCCTACAAATTTTGCAACTTCGCTTGTATTGGCGCCGTACTGTAGGCGTGCTGGTAAATTTTCTTGTGATTGCGGAATAATATTGCGTTGTCTAAATAGTGAATAATTGGTTGTTGCTTCAACAATAGGTATCATAGCCGTAGGCATAAAACTTGGTGCAAGACTATCAAATACGCGATCACCAAACCCTTTAAAACCTACGCTCTTACGATTGTTTTTTTTATCGTCCATGTATTGTAGCATACGTTCAAATGACGTACCGAATAAAACGCCGGCTTCAAACGGCTTAGGAATTCTATACATATTTTCTTTACCCGGAATTATCCAGAATGTATCCTTTTCCCATTGCGGTAACTCTTGATAACGCTCATCGTCTTTATTCATGTACCATAACATAACGCTTGGTAGCGTGATATAAAGCATAGTTTTAACCGTCATACCGCGCGGATCTTCTTTAAACGCACGCGCCATTTTGTCTGCACCTTGAATTGTTGCATTAAAGAAAGCTATTACTTGGTTAGCTTTCTTTGTGTGCGTACCTCTACGGCTGAAATCTAATGTAATATCACGGCTTTCTAGTGCTGCTTCTCGTGCTGATAGCGGGTTTCTTTCTTTACCGAATAAGCGATTACCAACGCCGGTATAACCCTTTCGTGCATTGTCATATTCTGCCAATCGTGTTGCCATTTCTGTTGCTTCACTCATAGCGCGCAACGCTTCAATAGGGTTTTTAATCAACTTCGTAAATTTGCTTTCACGCTTCATAATATCGCGTAATTGACCGCCTAAATAGTCGCGGTCTAGCGATACCATTGCCGCATGTGCTGCACCAGATTTTTTATACTCCCAGTATGTTTGACCTTTCTTCAAGTACAAAGCCAAACCTTTGAACGTATCAACAATAGGAATAAAACCGTGTTTAGAGTAAATCGCCGCGCCTATCATATCACGAACTGGGTTACGCAAGATAAATTCTGGCGATAATGTAGCACCAGCGCGTAGCCAGCTTGCCGGATAAGATAAAATCTTCATAATCATATTAGATTGTTCTTTATCCAACATGCGCATAGTTTCGATAAGTTCCGGTGTTGTTTCATACGTTACTTTTTCGCCGTTTTCCCAAACATTAAACGTATTATCCGTTTTTGCCTTATCACCATTTACACGTTCCACAATTTGCCCTACGCCTTTTTTATCAGCTAGTTTTGCAAATGTACGTCCAACGTGATTACGTTCTATTGCATTATAGAACTGGAATGTATTTTTAATAATGCTTTCCAACGGATCTATAATATCGCGCGTACTACCTTTTAAGCGTTTTACCGGACTAGATACATCAATAAACCCTTTGCCACCAGATAAGAACGATTGCATGCCTACATCTGACATATCGCGGAAAAACGGAATGTAATGCGGGTACATTTTACGCATTGTATGGTACGCTTTAGCCGTCAACATACCCTCTTTAACAAGCATCGTCAATAGATAATCTTGATATTTATAGATTTCCTTGGCCGCCTTTTGAAAACGTTCATTTCCGGCGTGCTTGCCTAATACAGCAGCATCTTCCGTGTATGAAAACGTTGCTTTTTGTTGGTTCTTATGTAGGTCTAAATCGTGTAATGCCACTAGATACGCGGAAAAATCTTTATGTTCTCTCTTTCCGATATCCTTAATAATATCTTTAAACGCTGGAATTTTATATTCCGGCGCGCCGTGTTCGATTAACGTTTCCGCCTTACCGGCCCAACCACGCGCAAGCCACGCTTGCATATATGGGTTATCATCAAACGAAATCTTTTCGCCTGTTTCACGTTCGACTTGTTCCACTAAATCTTTTAATGGGTTGAGTTCATCAATTAATTTAGTGTATACATCGCTCATCGCTTTTTTGATAAAGTCGCGCGTTTCACCGCGTTTAACCGCATCAATAGCTTGGCTCACTTTCCCTTTGCTCTCAAACGAAATACTGCCCTTTACACGTTCAGCCCCGCCTTGACGGTGCCATTCGTGAACCAGTTGAGATAATTTGTTTGTGATACCGTTCAATTCCGGTTCTTTGGCAATAGCTTCCGTAAAGTGCTTATAAAATTCTGGAAATTCTCTTTTAGCTTTGGCGCGGTCGCTTACGTAATCGTGAAAGAATTCTGCGTATCCTTCGCCGCGTATACCTTCCATGCCTAACTTGTTGTACGCTTTTCCGAAACGGTCTTGAACTACGCGATTAAATTCGTTGTTAAAACGCGGTTCATTACTGAATTTAAAATAGTTATCCACATAATGCCCCAGTTCATGCATGATAACGCGGAAATCGCCATAATTGCCGCTACGAATGACATCGGTATATGTATTGTACCAACCGCCAACGCCTTTTTTACCTAATCGGCCGCTTTTAATGCGTTGGTTAAACAGGGTATTAACCGCATCTATGATTTCTTTACGTGTTACGTTTCGGCCTAGCCGTTGCACTTCATCAACGCCAGTATGTGGCGTTTCCTTACCTCTTACGCTATATTGTAATGGTTCTGTAGGTTTAACGCCTTTACTTTCTAAATAACGATTTGCCATTGCTTCGTTACCGTCAAAGGCTTTTACAATGGCTTCGTGTACTTGTTCATGCGTAGCGTGTTCAAGTAGTTGGCTAGGTTGCTGCGCGTATGCACTCACGCCACCTTCTGCCGGTTCTGCTTTTAGTGTTTTTAGTTCTTGCGTATCTGCGATAAGTTCGGTAGCGCGATCCGTACGAACACGTTCCATGTATTCATGGTTCAATGTTTCAACTGGTACGTCTAACGCTTCTGATAATTTGACTTTCACCGCATCAAGTTCAGCTTTTGGAATATCCGGCTTTGTTGCACGGTTTAAGTCTTTTAAAATTTCCGTATTAGAATTAACTTTATTTTCTAATTCCGTAAATCTTGTTTCAGATGCATCATCTTTTACAACGTCTTTCAATTCATTTACGATTGTTTCGCGTGCTTTCAATGGCAAATCATCAATAGCGTTTTTCAAACTTACGTTTGGTGCATCTTCTTCGTATCTAAATTGACTGTTTACATCGTTTTCAACCGCCTTCTCTTGAATTTTAGGTTTTTCACCCTCTACAAATTCAGTATTCATGCGGTTTTCTGTAGGAAATTCGTTTATTTCGCCTGTACGGGCCGTTTCTCCTTCGCCTTGATAGTTTATACCTAAATCTTCGTTTTTAACTGATTTATTTTTGGTATTTTCAACAAAACTATTCAAATCTGTATGCGGTTCTTCACCTTTTACAATTTCATGTTCTACAAATTCATCTTTGAATGGTTCATCACGTGTAACGCGATTTGGATCTAGGCTACTATCTTTAAATGATGTATCACGTGGCCCATTTTCATATTTTCCATAGTTCCCATTAAATGTTTCTTCTGCAATTTGAGCGCGAACATTATCACGAGCAACGGAAGGGTCTGGGCGTTCGTAGGTTTCACGGATAATTTTAGCCATTTCTGCCGGTGTTGCATCTGGTCTTGCGCGCATTGCTTCAAGTGCTGCGCTTTCCGTGTTGTGCAATTCCCATACGCTGAAATCAACTTGCGTTCTCCAATCCCATGGGTCTAGCCCTCTACTTTCGGCAAATTTCAACAAGCCTTTTTCACCGTTCAATCTATCCCCAGTAAATTGAACCAAACCGCGGGAACCGTAGCCGTCGCCACTTGTTATAGTGGTGTTAAAACTACTTTCGGCGCCAATATTACCAGTCATGCCCGCCGCTTCAACGTCGCTTAATCCGTTTTGACGATATCTGTTATATATATCAGCTTGGATATTCCCTGTTTCTCCTTCAAGCGGTTGCCCGTTAAGTGCATCAGCGGAATATTCTTTTGCTTCAACTGTTGGGGCCGTATCTTCCGGAATGGCTACATCATCAAACGCATTATATTGAACGCCTTCGCGCATTGGTTGTATTTCTGCTACCGCATCATCTTTACTAAATTTTTCGCCAATATCTGCAAATGCATTGCCAGCTTTCTCTTTAACATGCTCCGTTACACGCCCTACACGTTCGCCAATGGCGCCAGTTACCTTTTTAGGTGTTACGCCTTTAACCATGCCAACCGGTAAAAACACATCGTCCCATAAATTAGTAGGGTTCATGACAATATTTTTTGCGAACTCGCCCGGATCATCAACTAAACGCCCAACCGGTTCCGTAATAGGATCTACTAAAACATTTTTTGCCGTAGCAACATATTTATTCCCTAATACCCCGTCCGGTGCCGTTCCTTCGTTTTCTGCCGTTGCATTGGCATCGTACGTTTCGACTGTATTGCCGATAACCGTAGGTGCAGCTAATATACCCGCAACCATTCTGACTTGTGGCGGTACAAGCGGCGTAATGGCTACGTATCCCGCTGGCTTACCAACTCCGGCATTGTATGCCTCTACTCTTGCTTTGTTTAGGCCCGGTGTTGCATGTTCGTCTATAAAGTCGCCGTTATCATCAAATGCTGAAAAATTATCTCCATTAGCTTCAAGGGCATTAGCAGCACTTTGTGAATACTCCCTACCTAGATTATTTGCTTTATTTACTACATCATCTTTCCAATTTGATAATGTATTCATTACATTATCATTAATTTCTTTGCCTGTTTTATCAATCCATTCAATATTGTTTTTAACGCCATTAGCAACATATTCGGCATTATTTTTAACACTATCCCATAATGTAGGCTCGGGCGCGCTGCCTACATCACTTCCATATTCTGCTGTTATATCGTCAAAGGCGTTACCTTTACCGGTTGCCCTGCCGTATTGGCTAGTAATATCATCAAACGCACCCATAGTCTACCTCTTTTATTAATACGTTTTTAACCACGATTTATATTTGCCATATCCCGATGCATCAAGTTCCGCTGCAATCTGATCATCACTCCACCCTTGAGATGATAATTCATTCATGCGCTTAGCCACTGCATCTTGTTCCGCCGCCGAATACGTTGGCTCACGTTTTACCGTTGGCGTTCCAGTACCACCGCCACCAGTAGGCGCACCGCTTAATGCGCTTTGTAATTGCCCATAATAAGGACTTTCTGTTTCTGCCTTATCCGGGTTAGCTTTTACCCATGCAGTATGCTGCGCGGATAAAGTCCTTAATACTTGCGCATTATAACCGCTTGTGCCTGTTTGTGTAGCCGTTGCCGGTTTAATATGAGTACCTACATATTTCATGCTGCCGTCTGTACCAACAATGTACGTTTTACCGTCAGGTAAAACTTTAATGTTCTTGGCCCCGAAATTGCCGATATTTTTCATTTGGCCGTCTGGTGTCATTACGATAACTTGGCCGTTAGCGAATTGCTTAGTTTCAACCTTGCCATAACCGCCCATATCTTGAATAGTACCGTCGCCCATGTTGTAACGTACAATGTGTCCGTTTTGTGCGCTGCTAAACTTGTAATCTGGTTTATCAAGCGCCGCAATGGAATTCAAGTTATTCATATCAATAGTGCCAGCACCTACTTTACTTGCTAGATAATTGTATCTTGCAACGGCTGGCGCTAACCCCTTAACTCGTTTTGTATTGTATGTATCTACAACCGGGTTGCCGTCTTTATCTTGCGTAAATACAAGATTGTTCATGATTTGTTGGCGCATCGGTTCTAATACCTTTTCTTGGTATTCATTTACTTGTTGCGCATACATCGAATTGATATCGCTTTGATATTGTTCGCTTGCAAGCCCTTGCGCGGTTTTAAAATCAAAGCCCGCTTTGACTAGCGCTAATGTGTTAGCACCCAATCGTTTGCGGGCCTCTGTGGTTAGACTTGCTTTATCCGGAATGGCGTATTGTCCTTGCGCTTTATCCTTTTCGGTATTACCATCGCTTACCAAATTGGGCGCTTGGTGAAAAAAATTAGTACCCCGTTGTTGTACCATGTCTTGGTACGTTTGAGGTACGCCAATACCAGTATTGTTTAGATTTTGAAAGTTCCATAAGCCGGTACTTTGTTGTGGTTGCGTTGCCACCGCCGGCGCATCTGTATTCGCTTGTACAGGTGCTGCGGGTTGTGTAGCTTGTGCCACTTGTCCAGGTTGTGTAGGTTGCCCCCATAACCCGTTATGTTGCGCCACCATTTGAGCGCCTACGGAATTATTCCGCATTGCATCATTTACATATTGCGCGGAGTTGAATTGTGTCGGTTGCATCTGCATTGCATTTCTATTTTGGTTATCAATCACTTGTAACTGGTCTTGCCCTTGTTGAGCATCACCATTTAACATGCTTTGATACCCTTTCGCCATTTTATTATTTTGTAACGCGCCTAGACGATGTGATGCATATTGTCCGGCTAGTTCGCCAACGGCTGCCCATGGTTCGAAATCTTGTAAATAAATAACTCCCATTGTGTTATTCCTCTACTTTCTCAGTGTTTTTCTTACTGCCTTTTTTGCTTGTTTTTTTAGCGCCTTTGTTATCAGCATCTTCATTACTATTTCCTTTAATGGCTTGCAGTTCATCTTCATTGATACCTTCTGCCATAATGCCGTTGGCATAGAATAAATTATCGCCAGTACATTGCAATTCATAAACCTGTTCAATTTTCCCAGTCGGTTCGCATTGCGTTACAGGTTGATATCCATGCACGGTCATAATTGGCTCACCAATTACGAGGCTTTCAACTACTTTCAAGCCTTCCGGAGTTAATACCTTTTCACTTGCCGTAGTTGGTACTGTGCAATCTTCAGTAGCTAACATATATGTTTCATGCTCGCCCATATCATGCATTTCAATTACATCGTTTACCGCATCAAGTGAAATAACGGCATCACCCGCTTTAAATGTTTCAATTGCTTTTCCACCTTCCGGCGTTGCAATTTCTGTACCTGCTACAAAACAAAAACCTTTCATAAACCCTCCAAAGAAACCACCACTACCTTGACGTACTGTTGTTTGTGCCGGGCTAGCTAACCCATATCGTAACGTCATGTAGCGGTTCAATAAATCTTCCTGATCTGCATTATTAAGTTGTGCCATAGAATAGTAATCTTTCGCCGGTTGAATTGCCGCTTCTTGTGTAGTTGCGCCCGTGTTAATTGGGTTTTGTGCTAACCCTTCACGTTGGCCAACTAGCCCAGCGGCCGTTCCTGCGTTGCTCATTTGATTAGTATATCCTTGGTTCATCAAATTAGCCTGGTTTACTATCCCATTTTGTTGGTTATTATATGTATTACCCCATAGCCCCATTTTAGCGCCTATGCCACTTAAATTATTATTAAGTGCTTGGGTGTTAAGCCCTGCCGCTTGGTTAAGGTCTTGGGCATATTGTGCTGCTAATGTGTTAGATGCATTTTTACTGATATTGTTAATAGCAGTATCTGCTTGTGAAGAATTGATAATACCACGGCTTGCAAGTCCGGATACTGCACTACCTAATGTGCTTTCTAAATCATTGTTTAGTGCCTTTTGGCGTGCTTCTTGGTATGCAGTAGGCAATTGGCCCGATGTAATAGCGTTCATAGCATTTTGATTTTGCAATAATGCTCCGCTATACTCATTAGCTAATTGACTTGCCGTATTGTTCATATTATCAACGCTTGCCGCTAACTGATTAGCGTATTTTGTGTTGTCGGTTAGGTTCTGCGCACCAGCACTTGAAATCTGATTTTGTAACGCACCAATCGCATTTTGATTATTTTGATTAGTCCCTAGATACTGATTGAACATATCTTTATATGCCGGTGTAATCACATTGCTTAGTGCTGCATCACCCATGCCTTGCAACGTATTGGCACTTTGGTTAGTTCCGTTTATCCAACCAATTTGCCCTTTTAGCAATTCTTTTTCTTCGGCGCTGGCCGTAGGTAATTTTGCATCAATGCTACTTACCTTTGATTTTTTACCGCCACCGCCGAATAATTGCAAGTCAAATATAAACATGCTTTTCCTTTCTACAAAGTTGCTTCAAGGTGTTTTCTAACAGTCTTTAGCACTTTATAATTGAACCCATTATATACATAGTCCATAGTTGGAACGCGTTCCATTTTCCACTTCTTAATGAACCCTTTAACGCTGCGATGCGTAGCCGTAACGATAATGTCTAAATCGTTTAACTTCATCACATCAACAATGTATTTTCCAATTACTTTCATATCACCGTATGTCTGCCATATCGTAAAATACTTATCACCGTTAAACTCATTAATCGTCCAAAATAGGAACCCTGCACCAGGGAAGAATTTAAAGTAATAATTGTACTTATCTTTGTAGTTATTATTTTCATCGAAATAAAAACCGCTTAAATCTACTCGTTCCCCTGTTCTGCGTTCATAGTCCTTTATCATGTTTTCAAGGTTATCTAGCTTCATTATGATACCCGCTTCCACATATACACCGATAAATAAGGTTGCATAATACTGTGCGCTTGTCCGCCACCTTCTTGATTAATAGCGTGTGTGTGATTACCAGCGCTATCAATGGCGATAGTGTGATTATGGGCACCGCTTGCTTGCACATCGATATCATAACTATAGTTGACATTTGGGCGAACACCATACTTATTACCGTCAGGGAATCCGATGAAACTGCCGCTACCTTTAGTATACGTCATATACGCATACCCTTTATGAGTATGTTCTCCTGCCTCTTGTGCCGTTCCTGTATGTGTGTGTCCTCCGCCTTCGGAAGTGTTCCCACCGTGATTATGTTTAGGCATTTCTTGCGTAGTCAATGTATGCGTTTCAGCACCACCAGTACTACCAGCGCTATATTTATCGCCTTGTGATAATAGAACCCGCCCCTGTTCGATATATTCCCACTTACCAAACCCAAACAAATCATGCGGGTTAGTTTCTACGGTACTGCAATATATCGCACCTACTGGGTAGGCTTTTGATAATACGCTCTCAATCTTTGGTTTTAAATCTTCGATATCTTTCTTTACCGCTGCAAATAAATCATTGATACTTTTTGCCAGATGCTTGCTTTCGATTTGCTCATCGGCAATATTAGCACCTTTTATTTCTTTATCCCCGATTTTCTCGCTAGTGATAGATTTATCCGCCATTACATCGCCGCTAAACCCTGGGCGGTAGTACTTAATACTTTTAACCGATGTACTATCTGTAACTACAATAGCGACTACAATGCGAAGCACTGACTTCCATTGTACGCCGTTATATAGGTACATCTTATCGGCTACCGTGTTATAGTGCATTTTATCCATTTCAGCCTTCGGCGCACTTGCTTGGCGCACTGGTTCAATAGTAGTACTGCCATAACTTAACGCGCCCGATGCGGAACGTTCGATATATAAATACGATGTAGATCGTGCTGGTAAATTCCATGCACTCGTTTTATTTGTAATCGTACTTACATAGTCTACGCTTCCGTTATCATCGTACCCGTCGGCGAATGACAATAATACAGGTGTTTGACTGCCGTCTATCATAACGCTTAGGTTATCACCAATCAAAAACGCCCATTCACTATTACCAACCTTACCGTTTAGCACCCTATTCCGTAGCACGCCACCGCCTGTATTACCGCCACCGCTAGCCTTTAATTCTACGGCTTTAGCGACTTCTAATATTTCAGCCCGGTTTTTCTGAATGCTATCCTGCACCGTATCCCCTTGGGGTGTAATATCCAAAGGGTGTTTTTCTTTATATGCCATTTTATACTTCCTCGTATGTATAATCTAACTGCCTTAGGGATATAGCCCCTTTTTGAACGTGTATTTTAAACTGCACATTACGATTAGCACCGCCACCAATCTTATACGCTTTGGTGTATTCGTTAGTATTCATCTTGCTTGTAGCGTTTATAGTTTTCATTGTTGCATAATATGTCTTAATAGCCTTGCTAGCAAAATTAATAGGCTTAGCCTTCTTATTGGAAATGCCAATTGTGCCGTATCCACTAATAATATTATGTGTTACGAAATTGTAGTTCATAATCAAGATGAATTGGCGTGTAGCTAATCGGTTGCCACTAATGATAGAGGTTTCAATTTGTACGCCGTCATCTGTATCTATGCTTTCATCAAGAATACCTATCTTATTGCCATAGGCTACATATACATCTTTATCAACACTTACAACGGAATTGATGTTATATGTGAATTTCCTAGATGTGAATACACCGCGACCGTCATTGTATCGGGGCAAGTAATGATAGATGAATAAGCTATCCCCATTGTAGGGCTTTATCCACAATTGCTTACGGCTAGGTACATGCCACATTTCACAATCTTTAGTGATGTATTTAAGCAAGTAGGAATTGATATTAAGCCCAGTTTCAAAAGGTTGTATCTCTGCATACGTATTAGTAGGCATGAATGACATAAACCCTTGCTCGCCTAGATAATATGATCTATCGTCGATATTACAAGTTGAACCGCTACAATACCCAGTAGATGATAGCGGGTAAACAGTTAAGTTATTTTCGTCAGGTGTCCCCACTACTTGATACACGCGCCCGTATTCCTTATATACGATAATTGCCCGCGTTAGGAAATCAACGGCGATAATGCTGCCCTGGTCTTTATACCCAACGTCTAACCACTGCGCACTAGATGCATCATTCCCATTGTGTGTCCATGATTGATAATCACCTACCGCCGACCAATTCAACCGATGCGAATAAATCGATGAAAGTAACACACGTCCGGAATGACTGGATACCATTTCACATGTAGGGCTTTCTACTGTAATGAGTTGCCCCGCTCCCGTAATCGCCTGTAGCTTTCCGCCACTAGAAATCAGAATATCACCACCGAATGCATGATACATAGGCTTTTGCACACCACTTAATACCCCTAATAGTTTGTGAGTGCTGAAATCTGTTTCATATAAATTCTTATTCGATGAAAAATACCAACGCTTCCGATACACATCGTAATACAACGTTTCAATAGGCAAGCCGAAATCATACAGTACTCTAACCCCTGGTACTGTACGTAATGCATTATCCGTTCTATCAAATTCGCATTGCCTAGCTTGCGTTAAGGCTTGCATATCAATATTTTCGGGCGGGTTCGACCAATCAAGGCCCAATCGGAAACCGTTTGTTGTTGCTACCTGTTTTACGCCCATTATGTAATACCCCTTGCCACTTTAATTTGTTCCGTGATGTAGTCAATAAAGGTCTTATCATAGGCAGCATAATCAGTCATAAGGGATTTTTTCTTCACCATAAAAGATATAAGCTGCACTAGATATTGATGAAAGAATTCTGAAAACGGTATCTGATCGTCCAATTCGTCAACATGATTTTTACGTACGCTATAAAATACACCTTTTACTATTTCCCCGTCATACGTTTCAAACGTTCCGTTAATGATGCGGATAGGATAGCCACTCTTTGGAACGAACCCCATAAAGTCTGACGGTACGGCTTTTAAGTTCGGTATATCCGTATTCTTAACTACTTCGCGGTCTTTAATACTAACCAATATAGTAGCTAGCCAATCAATAGCTGCGTTAATGTACTGGATATATTCTAATTGTTCATCTAGTATTTCGTTACTTTCAACATTAACCAGAGTAATCAGTTCTTTTACAACCATAATCCCAATACCCTTCCGCTATAATGCAATCATTTTCACCTAGTCCGCTGTTAATCGCTTGTAGTGCGTTTACCATATTGGCAGTAATGCTGGTTATATCCATATTCATTACGCGGTACACGATATAGTCAACTAACAACGTTTCAAGTTCTGCCGGTAGTCCGCTCTCATCATCTAGCGTTTTATAACCGGCCGTCTTTATATAATCAACGGTGATTTTCTGCTCATGATCTGCATCAAATACCACCGTTTGTAAATTCAATACGTGATACCCTTGCACTTCCGCATCATCTGCTTGTACCTTTAACACACCGATACATTGAAACGGTAGTACAATTCGCCCCGTTCCGTTATCTTCATGTGTGGTAGTTGCAAGGCTAGGGCAATATTGGCTAATTAAAGCGTTCAATAGGTGATTGCCTTCGTTGTAATACTCCAATAACTGGTATGGTGTATACGTTTCTTGCGATGTATCGCCTATTTGCATGAACGCCCTATTTACTATTTGTTTTACGTTCATATTCACCCCATATAAGAATAAAGGCGGGTATCACCCCGCCTATACCTATAAATTAGCGTTCAACAACGCCGCCAGTCATTACTTGAATTACGCCGTAGTCTTTGCTATTGAATTTAGTTTTTTCAACTGCACCATAGAACGCAATACCGTTACCAGCAATGTTGCCGTAATCGTCTGTTTGTTCAATGTGTTTCGCTGGTCTAGCTACTGCAAAACATGCCGCCTGTTTGCCCAACAATAAGTTATGGCATACATTCGCACTAGATGCGCCTGTAGTATCAGATAATACGCGTTCATATTCGTAAAGAATTACACCGTCATATTCGCCTAACGCCCCTGTAAAGATAGGGTTTTTAGAACCGCGAACATTTGCGTTTTGTTGTGCTGCTAACCATTTAGCATCGTCTTTTAAATCACGAGCCGCCCATGGGGATACAAGCATAATATACTTGTCCATGCCGTCAACCTTAATCGGCTGCACTTTAGGGCCGTGCATCATTGCTTTACGTTTCGCACGAGAAATAATAGTTGTTGTTAATTTATCATTTGCCGTAATGCTTGCTTGCGAGTTAGCTGCGCTTGCATATAATACTTCGGTGCTAGTAGGACTTGCAGAAAGTTTAGAGATTAATTTATCGTCTAACCAATCAGATAACCATTGTTTTAATGCGCTTTTGATTTCTTTCAACATATCATATTGTGTTTTTTGGTCGTCCGCTTCAAATCGGGATACCGCGTTACGCACTAATTGAGTTTTGACTTCGAAATCATAAACGTCCAATGTATCTTCTGCGCCGGATAATTTTGCTCTGTTACCTTCAACGCCGGAACCTGTTAAGTTCATCATCAAGCCGAATACTACGCTATCACCTTTTACATTTTGTAAATCTTTGTTCTTATGTACAACGTTGGATCCGTCCGATGCTGTAAATTTATCAAAATAGCTTTCTTTCAAGCCTTCGTGCCATACTTTTTTGGCCCATACTTTAGGAACTAAGGCCGCTGGAATATTAACTTGATTTCTTTGTTCTGCCATGTTTTACCTCTTATAATTCGTCAAAATATTTGCGTACATCGTCCGGCAACGCATCAAGGTTGCCTGTTTGATACGCTTTCAAAATATCTTCTTCCGTTACTTTGTTAGGCGTAGGAACGCCACCATTTAACGCGCCAGCTTTTGGCAACGTAGCCGCAACTTGTAAAGGGTTATTCGGTACTTCGGTACTTGTCGCCCGTTCATTTTGCAATTCTGTTACAAATTTTCTAATGGTTTCAAAATCGGCTTCCGTACCTTCGCCAATATCAACACGATAAAAAGCATCGTTAATCGGTTGTGCATCGCGCATCGTCATTCCGTTTAGCTTTTCTAAACCGCGTTGATACAATTCCCCAAAGTTCGGTAATGATTTAATTTCATTTACGAAATTAATGTTAGTTTGTCTTTGTTGATGTATCGCCATTTGCTGATTAGTAATTGTATATTCTGCGTTGGCTTCAAAACGAATGAACTCGTTATATTTCTGTACATCTTCAAACATAAGACTTTCTAAATCTTCCGCCGTAATGTTAAAGCGTTTCAATGCTTCACGGCGTACAAAGTCGCGAATATTTGATACTTCTTCATCTGGCAATGTAATTGGCCGTTGTTGTGCTTCGTATTGTCTAGCACGTTCTTCCGCCGCTTTACGTCTTGCGCGTTCCTGTGCAAGTGCTGCCTTTAAGTTCTGATCGTTCGCATGCGTTTCTTCCGTTTCTTCGTTAGTGTTCGACGTTTCCGGTTCTACTTCCGCATCATTCGCATCACCTTCTGCCGCATCATCTGTAGAGGGTTCATCTGGTGCAGTTTCCTGTGTATCCGTTTCTTCGGCAGTTTCTTCCAGTTCAACGCCCGCATTTTCTAAATCTTCCGGTGTGAAACCGGCTTCTTCGATGTTTACTAAATCTTTTTCCATATCAAATACTCCTTATTGCCTTTTAACGTCATTGCCGGACGAATATAAGAATATGGCAGTTTAACGCCGTTACCGGGCGATACTGTATAAGCAAGCCTTTTAACGCCATTACTTAGGGCGAAAGAAATATAAAAAACGCCCCATTACGGAGCGTTTATTATTGTGTTGATAGTTTATATTACATAGTGCCTAAATCGTTCATAGGCGGTAAAATTGGCGGTGCATTTTGAATGTTTTGTTGTTTACCTTTCAAGGCTAACCGTTCCGCCATGATTTGCTGCGGTGAAATCTGTACGCCTAGCGTTTGTAAATACATGCTTAACGCTTCCGCCGGCATATCATCTAAGCTGCCGCTAACACGCAATTCTGGTAAAGCTGGCTTTTCTGCTGCTTCTTGCATGCGTTTCTTAACCGTTTCTTTTTCCGGGAAGTCCATAAAATCGAGAATGATATCCATAGGAATATCAACGCCGCTTTTCTTGGCTTCCAATAATTGATATAGGTTAGCACGCCTTGCCGTTGCGCTTGCTTGGCTTGTAGTGATTACGATATCAAAATCAAAGGCGGATAGATCATATAGTACTTGTTTGATTGGGTTACCTTCCGCATCACGTTGCGGTTGCCCTAGTTCATCGGTTAATACCTGTTCTTGCATAGGTTGATTAAGGCCCGGTGCAATCTGTACAAATTCCTTTTGACCGTCATCGCCCATAATGCGCATTGCTTTTTCTTGATTATAAAATTGAGGGATTAAACCCGGCGCATTTTTCTCACCCCATAACAATTTAACAATTTGGCGTTCTGCTTCTTTTGATTGTTCAAAGATACCAGCCGTTTGAACGGTTGTTACTGATTGTCTTAAATCAATAGCCTTGCCACTCATGGCCCCAACGCTACCGCTTAGACTTTCCGGAGTGATACCGCTGATAGAATAGAAATCATTGCTTGATTGCTGCTCTAAGCTAATATTAATATTGCTATCCATTGCCGGCGTGCCGTCTGTGAATGATACGCCCGGTGGTAGATATATATTCGCACCCGGTTTCGTGCTGTTTTTATTAATATCACGTTTAAGTTGTTCCGTGAATTGGCCTTGCCAGAATTTCACGCCTAAAGACTGTTGATTTACTACGTGCATGCGTTGGCTTCGGTTCTTATTTAGTTCCCTTTGTGCATCTTTAATATCACGCACTACGCCAGCTGGTTCTAGTTCATCAGCTACCAGTTCGCCGGTGTAATAGCAATATTCACGCACTAATGGAAATTTACCATGCTTATAAGGACTTTCGCCTTCTTCAAGTAGTACATCATCGGCGAACGTAGCATATCTGATTTTAGTATCTGGAATGCTAGTAGGTTTCTTCCCTGTAGCCATTAATACAACAAATAACGGGGTTTCTTCATCAATTAGCCCCTCTTTTGTCATGTATACGTTTTTCTTGCCGTATTCTTTATACCAATACTGCACTACACGGATTTTATTGTAATTGTTGTTATACCAAAGTGCTTCGCCGTCTACTGTTTCAACTATGCCGGCCTCCTGTTCGGTATCATCGTATTTATGTTTTAACGCATCAATTTCGTTAATCTTATCCGGATATACTTGTTTTAGTTTAGCGGAACTTTCCCAACTATAACGGCCAACATATTGCGCATCGCTTAAATCGTCTTTCTTACATTCCGGATCTATAAACGCATCAAACGGAGAAACACGTTCAATTTGAATTGTGCCGTCTAACTTCGTATAGTCGAATTCATAGCTTACCCAATAATTTGCTAAACCGCAAATAATTTTATCACGGAAACATTCGCCCTTATTGCGTTGATAGTTCGCACGGTCTAAACAGTATTTTGTAATACCTTTAGCAACGCGGCTTATTCTATCATCTTCTTCGGAACGTGGTAAAAAGTCCGGTTCCGTTTCGTTCTGCGATGCATAACCGCATAACAGATTAATTACCGGTCTAATTCTATTAATCGTGATTGCTGGCCGTCCAGCTTCACGCATCTTTTTCAAGTCTGCATCTTGCCATTGTTTCCCTTGCATAAATGCAAAATCTTCGGCGGCAGCCTTGCGCCATTCTGACGTGGCAGCCAACGCACTTTTTACATTTTGTTTTGCTTCGTATATATCAAAAGTTTGTTCTATGTTCATTATTCCACCATTTCAGAACCATAAATCATATCGTACATTTGTTCTAGTTGCCATTGTGGCATTGCTTTTGCGAATTCCGCTAGTTGTTCATCTGTATATTTGGCCGGAATAATAACGCCCTTTTCTTCACGTTCCCCGTATTCCGATTTAAGAACCTTAAAGGCGTAATCACGCAACGCCCTTTCACTCATACGCCCCATGCGCTTATATCTCCTTCGCTATCATCAACATATTTATAACCGTCATTAAATGGCTTTTCTGGTTTAACTGATTTTACAGGCCGCGCCATGCACATATAACGCACCGCATCATACGCATGATCTTCTTGCTTGGTATCTACATCTTCAACCTTGATTTTGTCATAAGTTAATGCTGGCAACGTTCGTATTAAGTGTACGCAATTACTAAATATCTTTAACTTACCTTCCTTCAAGCGTTGATGTACTTGCATCAGTCCGGCTAGTCTATCATTATCAGCACGCACCCAATACACGCCTTCCGTTGCGAATATTTCCGCAATCGTTGGCCCGTCATGCCCTGTCCGCTGCCAAATTGCTGGGTCTGCTACGCCTTGATAGTCTTTCAAGTGTTCTATCTTTTGCGCTACTTCCCGCGCCGTTTCCTGCGTTCCTGTATCCGGCATACCCGGCTTGCAACCGTAATATTCGCCAGTAATATATAACACATCATCATAATCAACTGCGTAGGAATATACTGCATATGGTTTGGTATAGCCCCAGTCCATTGAACGATATCGTTGCCAATGATGCGGAACTTCAAACGGTTCTATTACATGTTTCTCTGTTCTAAATTCCGTAAATACTTGACCTTCAAATATGTTCCAGTCGCCTTCTAGGTATGCTTTACGTAGTTTTTCCGGCAACGTATTAAGTGCATCTATATAATTCTGTGATAGATGCGGGTTATCACTTGCCCTTGCTTGAATATATGCAATCTTATCGGCGAACGGTTGCATTTCTTTTGTGAAATTTCTATCAATAAACAAATCCTTAACCCACATATGGCCTTTACCGCCCGGATTAGTTGCCGCGATTAACTTAGTATCACTTATACCAGTCCAGCGGAGCCGCATACGCAAGAAATCGAACACATCGCGACTATTCAAGGTTAATTCATCAATAGCAATAGCAGCGAATTCACTTGATAAGTATTTACTTGGGTTATCTAAGTTGCGAAAACAGATCACGCCGCCGCCTAATTCATTATTTAATGTGAATTCATGGTTGCTTTCTTTATAGCTTCCTAACCATTCCGGAAACTCCATTTTGATTTTGGATATTTGACGATCATCTAAACTTGGGTAATCTTCACAAAACAACCCAACGCGTATTCCTTTAATTCCTGTTTGAATGAACCAGTCAATTAAAAGCCATACCAAACCCCAGCGGAGTATATACGATTTACCACCACCAGCAGCGCCGCCATATAGCGTATATATATTTTGCTTTACCGCGCGCAAGAATTCTTTCTGCTTAGGCGTTGGCCGTATCACATCGCGAAACAGATTTGTTTTACTCATCTGTATCACTCAATTCATTGTTATCAATAACCAACTTAACGGCGCTTTCCGTTGTAATTTCCTGTTGTATCTTATCGCGCCATTCTTTAGATTTGCGATTTTTAAGCCAAAATATTATTGCTGTAGTATTTCCCTTTAACGCTTCTTTATATAGTGCATTTTCGACATTCAAGTCCGCTTCTTCTTTTCCTATTTTTAGGGCATTAGAAATTTTAGTTGATTTCTTTCGCCATTCCCACAGGGTAACAACTGATATTTGCATATTTTCGGCTATCTGCTCATTTGTTAAGCCGTTACGCGCCCAACCTTCAATAAGCAATATTTTTTCTTCCGCTTCCCAGTCTTTATAGGTTAGCTTTGTATATGTTTTTCTATCCGCCATTATTTCACCCCCTTATTTCAAAATGTTATTGTCTTTTGCTTTCATGCGCCCATGTGATCGCGCACATATACCGGCTACTTGCTTGGCTGCGTGTTTGCTAGTGCAATATGTTTGGCATAACCCGTCATAATATATTTCGCTGGCCGTGCATTGGCCCTTCTTATTGTTAAGACATTTTGACTTTGTACATATGATATTCACTAGCTTTTCACCACCTTTACAAACTTTTTTGAAAAATTTTTAATTTCCCTATTGACTACTTGCGAAAACGCAAGTATAATAAAGCCATAAGATACATCAGAAAACGCAATTAAGCAAAAGGAGAAACTAACATGTTCGTACTTACAGATTTAAACACAAACACTACTTGGAATTTTGAAACAAAGATGCAAGCATCTGAATTTATTCACAATATGTCATTCGGTTTTGAATGGCAATTAGTAGATACTAGCAAGAATGAAGTTATCGCTAGCCATATTTACGAATAACAATAAAGGCGGTAGCCAAACACTACCGCCAGTTACTAAAAAAGGAGATTACAACTATGCAAATGACAATTCAAGAAATCAAAAACGCGATCAGATACAACGAATTAAATTCAGTAGAAATCATCAAAGATGCTTATGAAAGTATCAAACACACTAACAACGGTATTCTTGATGTACTCGGTGCCGACGATATAGCCAACCTAACAATGATGCTTAGGTACTTGGCCGAAAAATGCGAATTACTTCGCCGCCGTTCCAACTCATTCGCCGAATGCTTCACGGCTTTTAATCTTCGTGAAGAAATATTCGATGTAGTTGATGCATATACCACCGAGCAAAACAACAGAATACGCAAGCTATTAGCCACTAAATAATACAAGCCACCTTCGACGGTGGCTTTTTTGATTACTCAAAGCCAAACACGGTGCAAACGTTCCATAACTAGTATCAAACAGATGCAGCGCGTTCAGTTTTCAATAATCAAATGTTACTTTTATACAAGAAACGGGGTATATCGCCGCGGATACACCCCATTTTATTTTTGTTTTATTCTATTTTATTGCATATTCTAAACAAATACCGATAGTTCTCATGCGCTCTTATGAAACTTTTGAAACGATACAAGTATTCAACCACGAAAAAACAAATGAAATTTAACAACAGCAAAATTATTTATAGTATGAAGGTTTTCACTATATCGGTATTTGTTTACAGTATGCAATTGCGGGGCGTTGTGTACCCCGCAACTACTAACCTGTTTACCTAAGGAGAAAATGCAAATGCTCAACTAGCACTTTACACCTTATATTATACTATATATGGCGTTTCCACCTATTTCCGATATAGTCCGATATAGTCCGAATTATACCGATTTAGCAGTATACATACACGCATAATATGTATGGTGCAAATAATAGCCAACTTGTACAAGGCCGGCCGTTTTTATTTCTGCCGCTTGCGACTTTTCCAAATCTGTAAAGTATCGCGCATGCTTCGCGCTTTTGCCGTCGATGTATTCGCGTAGCAATAAAATATTTGCTTTCCCTGTGGTGCATGTGTTGATGATATCCGCTGCGGTTTCCCGCTCATCAATTAATGCGCCTATTTCTTTGTGTACTGCATCGCGTTTGCTTTCAAGGCGTATAATCTGTTGTTCCAATCCGCCAGGTGTTCCGCCACCTGTTAGGCGTTCTTTTGAATAATCAACGGCGCCTATTGTTGTAATATCTGATTGTAAATGCTTTAGATCTTCCTTCAATGAGTTAATTTTCATTGTGATTAACTTGATAGGCTCTAAATATTCTTTTGCTAATTCCCTATAATCTTTATCAGTCATATTTCCCCCGTATGGTTCATTATCGCATGTTCTTAACTGTTTCCCCTAACATGTTTAGATAGTCCTGTAAATTGGTTTTAATGGCTTCATTTACAATTTGGATATTGTCAGTTGTTACATAGCTGGCAATTAACATTTTATACATAGCATCTTTTGTAGGTACCAATACCGCGATCATACCACTAATTAGAAACGCTGCAAATAACGCAATTATTTTGCCTTTGTGTGGTTTAAGTTGTTCCCGTGCATAATCATCAATGATATACATAACACCAGTAACAAGCGTTATTAACATCATCACAATAAAAATAATGTTATTTATCACATCTAAATTATGTAATACTTCAATTAAATACAGATACATCGGGTTAATAATAGGCATTACACATTTCCCCTTTCGCCTGCTAATATTATATTAATCGTTCATTTCCCTGTGCTTCCTATTCCACCAGTACCGCGCGCCGTTTCTGTTAATTCCTTGACCTCTAACAATTTTAATGCGCCTACTGGTACAAGAATACCCTGTACTAACCTATCGCCCTTTTGAATTAGATATGCATCATCGCTGGTATTGTGTAATATCGCTTTTATTTCGCCCCGATAATCCGCATCAATCACACCGAACGAATTCGGAATAATTAACGGTGTTTTACTCATGCTAGATCGTGGCGCCAGCATCAACATATACCCTTTTGGAATTTCCACCGCTAAACCCAGCGTTACATATTGCGTTTGATGCGGTTCTATTACTACGCCTTCTGGTTGATAAAAGTCCATGCCGGCAGCATCTTCGCTGCCAACTTTTGGCATCAATACACCCGGCATGCATCGCTTAACTTTGATAACGTCCGCATTATATCGTTTATATCCAAATATGCGTTTAATCCTATTTAGTAGTTCCATTTATTGCCCCTCATTTCAATAATGCTTCCAACACTTTATTTTTCCTATCCATAATGCGAATTTCTGCCCGCGGGTTTTCTTTATCTATACCCGCTATGCAGCTTTCACCATAAGAACATATCCATTTATCATCATCAATAACTTTGGCTTTTGTTAATATATCGCTAGTCGCCTGTAGCAACCCGATTAAGTCCGGCCAACTTCTTTTATTAGGCAAATAATATTTACATTCAACAACTACAATGCCAGATATATGCAGTTTCTTGCCAGCTAGTTGCCATAAACAAGCATCTTCATAATTTCTATACGCTTCTGACGGAATATAACCCCGCTTATTACCGTTTTTAACTATTTGCCCGTGGTTCTTTTTAGTAATCGGGCGGCCTTTGAATACTATGTCAATTACGCTCATTTTCTGCTAGCCTCGCATCATCTTCTTCATAACTCCACAACATAGCATTTTCGGAATGACTCCACGATGTACTACCACAAGGAAAACAACATATAAAGCCTTTTTCGCCTACACCAGCAAAATATAATTTCCGTTCACCGAATACCGATTTAACAATTATTTGCGTATCAACTGGAACCTTTTCCCATTCCACAATACCCAGTAACGCACCAATAGAATATTTATCGGTTTTAGGACTTAAACCCAATACACGGCATGGAATACGCGGCGTATGCTCCCGCACTTTAAAATGTCCACCGTTTTCAATAAACGTTGGGTTTACAAAATAGGCATATACACCGATTATTTTAATATCGCGGTACCCTTCATCATACATTTCTTGCAATAGCCATTTTTGCTCATTCGTCATAATTCAATTCTCCATTTATTAACATGTGCTTTATCTGTTCCCTAATGTGATATAAATAGGTTTCCATTGTTCCGTTAAAATTCTGCATATTCGCTTTTGAAATTACTTGCCGTAATCGCCCCAGTTTTCTGCCGTTCTTAATGTTATATTCAATCGTAATACAATAGGAATTCGCCGTTACCTTTGGTTTTAATATTCTATTCCCGATAACCACGGTTAAGGCGCTTTGAAATTCTTCTCGCGTGTATGTTTGGTTATTCGCTTTTACAATTTTCTTCATTTATCGCACCTTTTTTCTTTCAAGATTTAAGCCAGCAGCCAATAAGCGATTTCTAACAAATGTACCAGATACACTATATACGCTCGCAATCTGCCTTATGCTCAACCCTTCATTACGCAATTTAATCAATGCACTTGTTTCAATATCCTGGTATGCCGGTTTTCGTTTTATTTCTTTCCTTAACCCTAGCGCGGCCAATGCTGTATCTACGGTTTTCCTACTGTATATGCAAGCACCCAGCGCAAACCAGTTTTCTATGTAATTCAAGATATATCACCTCTTACTGCCATTTAATATATTGATCGCATCGCTTCAAAATATCTTTCACTAACTCCAACGGGATACTTGACCTTACGTTATACCTATTAACACCAGTTATATTTAGCTTATTGAATTTAATAGTGTTCTTTATATCATCTTTCAATAATTTCAAATTGATATTACTACCAAACTTGGTGGGTTTCTTGATTGGATAATCATAGTTGTTGTAATATGTTAGGTTTTCATATGGAATATCGAACCCTATTACATTTGCTATGTATTCCCATATCCGCCCATATGCTGGGTTTTCAATCACAAATACTTTAGGTTGGTAACGCTCAATGATTTTTAACGTGTTATAGATACACATCTCACCATTGATGCGTGTTAGGAATGACTTGTCATACTTGAATTGGTAGTTTTCATAATCAATGTGATTTCTGATTGTGAATTTACTTCCTTGTTCGTACTCACCGAATAGGTCTATAATCATATCCTTTTCTTGTTTCCAGCACGCATTACCACCTTTCATCGCACTTGCTACACTCCAACTTTCACACGGCGGACTAGCTAATATCACATCAGGTTTATCTAGTTTGTCTAATTGCTCCCATAGTGCGTTAGGCTGATGTAATGTATTAATCGCTAAGTCTTGATTGATGCACGCATCACCAATTCCTATTGATGTTATTGTGTGCTCCCCCCCCCATATTCATGTTATATTCATCTACCGCTTGACGATAACAGCCATTGCCATCGTCAAATAACCCCCATATATGCATTTTCACCTTCCTAATATTTACCTTTACTCCGCTTGATGCGGTTGTTATTTGTCTTGATATACCCGTGCACACAATGCCGGATATTACGATTTTCTAATTCTTCTTTTCGGCTCAAACTGTATTTTATATAGGCCGCGCATGTACTATGGCAGCCTATCGCCCTAAACTTACAACCTTTGCATGGTGCTTTCATTTCCTGTTTCCACCTTTAAAAAATACCAACCAAATTGTTTTTCCGCGCCGTTGGCCTAAAATCGGTTTATCTGGCAATAACTGGCGTACTTTTGGCAAGGTTACTTGTTCTTCATTCCATTTAAAAATTAACGTTCCGTTTTGTTTGAGTACCCGCCAACATTCCGCAAGGCCCTGTTTTATATCCTTTTTCCAGTCTGGCCCTAATTTCCCGTATTTCAGTTTTAGAAATGACGTATCACCAGCGCTCACCAGATGCGGCGGATCAAAAACAACCAAATAAAATGTTTCGTTTTCAAAAGGCATTTTTCTAAAATCTGCAACTATATCCGGTTTTACAATTAACTTCCTACCGTCGCATAGTGTTGTATTTTCCATTCGGTTATCCATGTAAACTGTTTCTTTATGTTCTCTATCAAACCAAAACATTTTGGAACCACAACACGCATCTAATATCTTCATAGCGCGCCCTTTTTAATCATTTCCATTAACGCACCGGTAATCAGCGCTAAAGCAAGCGTTGATACAAATAAACCCAATACCGTATTACCAGTAATGCCAAATAAACCTAATAACCATAGCACCATTGAAACAAAGAACGCTAAACCTAAAGCTTTTACTAATAGCGCAAGTACTACATACGCCAACAATGCAACATTTTTCATGCTTTTATCTCCTTATTTTCAAAAGGGTTTATCGTTTCACGCACCACAAAAGAAGTATTGTTATACCCATGGCGGTTTTCCCATTTACGGAATACATCGGTTAATTCTTTTTGTAATTCGTCTATATGTTCTTGTTTTACATTCAAAAGATAATCTTCCGACCATTCCTCAATTTCATCGTCTAGATCACTATAGACAATATCCTCAATTACACGATCTGCATCAACAGTAGGAACATAATAATATGGATTTCCAACTTTAATCATTGGTACTTCGTAGGCTGGATAACTATCCGCAAAATCTTTTACAGCATCTTCTATGCTTTTTTGCGGCCAACCTACATATTCACCTAAACACCAGCACCATTCATTCTCGTTTTTTACTAACATTTTCGCACCCTAGAACGGAATATTTTCATCGTTCCCCTTATCATCTGCAAAATTATCAAAATTGCTTTCTGTTGCCGCATCATTTAAAGCGGATACCCCAACGAAACCGGCGATAACTTCCGTAACATATTTCTTTTGGCCGTCCTGTGTTTCATAACTTCTTGTTTGAATTCGACCTTCCACAAATAGTCGGTTTCCTTTTCTGTAGGTTCCTACTGCTTCGCCAAGCTTGCCCCACGCAACGCAATTAATGAACGCCGTTTGTTCTTTTGTTTCATTCGTAGCACTATCAATATATGTATTGCTGGCTGCAATTGTGAAGGTGGCAACCGCTCGACCAGATTGCGTATAACGTACTTCTGGATCACGTGCAAGATTTCCCAATAATTGAACACTATTCATAATATAATTCCCTTTCTATTTTCTAATTCTACGGGGCAAATCCACTCAATTTACCCCTTTTACTATTTCTCCCTTATGAATTATCATTGACTGTTTAAAACTTCCATACAACGCATTTAAACGATTTTTTGAGGTGTAAACAATTCATCAAGCATTAAATTCGTTTGAATTTATTATTCACTTCAACACCCCCAGAATTAACGCCTTCCCTTCGTCAGAAATATTCGCTTTTTCAACGGCTCTTTTAAGGTCTATAGGCTCGTACTTTTTAACCTCAATCAAATGGCCGTTATCCAGCATCTTAACTTCTGTTTGTTTCGGCATATTTAGTTCTGCGCGCTTCCGTGCTTCCATTAAAAGCCCGTTATTCTTGATGCCTTCCGCAATTTCCATATTCTTTTGTTCGCGTGCTGCCAGTTGTTCATATGCTTTACAAAATTGGCTCATTGCTGCGCTTTCGTTGTAGCTTTGGCAATTTCTTGGATCAAAGAAATGCCATACAGTTTTAGCTGCTAACTTTGTTATACCTTCCAATTCATCAAGGCCTTTTTCATAACCTACGCTACTGGCTTTCTTTCTGACTACACCCCATGCATCTTGCGCTATCAATCGTTCTTCTTTTCCGTTTACATATCCGGAAATTTCTTCCGCTTTCTTGCGAATAGTGGCAACGGCTGGAACGAATTCACACGTATTAATGCATTGCTTGATTGCTTCGGCCAGCGTTACCGGGTTAATATCCTGTAACATGTAGGCGTACATTTCTGTTTTCTTTACATCAATATTCGGATATATCAATAACTGGCCCGTAGCTGCATATATCTTCGCGTTCGGTTTCATCTGTTCCCCTTTCTACCGCATCAATTAGCGCGTGTAATTCTGCAACCTTTCTTTCTGTATCCGTCATAGCTGCTGTTTCATTACTGTTCAAGTACGTATCAAAATGGCTTGGCGCAAATAGGGTTTTCGGTGTTAGATACTTTTCTAGTTTTGTACCTTGCCATTCACGGCATTTTTTATCAATCACCGTTTTAAAATCGCTTACCGTGTATCCCTCTTTCAATCGTGATCTAATTGCCTGTACATATGGTTTAGTTGTAGGCTTGAATTTTGAACCGGTTTTTAAATTAAGATATTCGATAATTTCAAAGTGAGATTTATCCACATCGTCATGTGAAACATGACATATTGTTTCTATTCTATTCTCTTCTTCTCTTATCTTATCTATTCTTATCTGTGTATCCAGATTGTATACATTTTGTATACATTTTGTATCCATGCAGGTATTATCTGGGTTTATCGGTTGTTCAACTACTTCATACACCTTGTTTTTTAACTCTACACATTTTGCTTCCGGTAATTCAGATTTTGAGTATCTATCACTTTGTACATAGTTATGTATCCGCCAATGTCTAATGACAATAACACCAGTTTCAAAACCAATTACAAAACGTTTAGCCACAAGCAATTTCAAATCATCATCTTTACACCCAGTAATGCGCATGATGCTTTTCGGTGATTGAATAAAACCGTCATCATCTGCCCTTAGTAATAAGTGGAAATAAAGGCATTGTGTACTTTGCGGCATGTCTAAAAAGTTATCTGTATCAATAATTTTTTTAGACATCATTCTTCGTTCTGCCATTTAATACCCTTATTCCTTTCTTTTAATATTTCTCTAATCTGTTTTGTATCGCTGCCATGTGCTTTTGTATGGCAATCTCTACACAAACAAGCTAAGTTGCTAAGATTAGAAAGTCCGCCATGCGACCTAAATTCAATATGATGTACTTCGGTTGCCATTGCACCACATAGCACACATAAACCCTCATCGCGTTCATACGCCCATTTTCTAGTACGGGCATATAGAACGTTATCAAGTTTCTTTCGCTTGTTCATTGTTCCCCCATTCATTTATTAATGAGTTGATATAATCATTATTTTCTAAAGGTATGTTTAATTGTTTGCACTCATCAACTAATGCATCAATCAATCGCCGCATTTCGTCTACCGTGTAAACGCTGCTGCCATGGTAGGCGCGAACGATTGTATAACCTTCTGTTTTGGCTGGGCCGGCATCTTCGGCGTACCAGCCTAACCCGTGTCCGTGCCAAATTTCAATAAATCGCCCTGTGGCATCGTTTTTTATTGGCAGATATGTAAATGTACCAGCTTCTTGAATAACACGCTTATACACGTCATTTTTTGAAATGTAGGCGTTTTTTGAAAGTTCCCGTGCTATCTTATCGCATAATACCCATGCATACGCGTTAGCATTTAGCGAACGGCGTTTTACCTTTCGTTTGATTTCAACGATATACTCAATGTTAGGATCTAACTTGCTTAACATTTCATCTATAGGGGCCGGAATTAATACGTTCCAGCCTATAGACTTAATTAAGTTAATACCCTTTGTAACCCATTTCATTAAATGCGGTCTCCGGCATCTTCGTGTTCAAGTTCTTGGTCTGCATTATCGTACAATGTAAAACCTTTTTTTACATTGTCTTGACCGTAGCTTTTTATCCACTTTAACGCCGCCACCATTTCGAATTCATCTAACATGCAAACACGTGGCTTTTTGAATTCAGCTGCAACAAATTTTGTAATTTCTACAGGTGGTACATTTTTTTCTTTTTGTATTTTTAGAAATTCATCGTATCCTTTAACGTACGTTTCTTTTGCTGGTTGCGGTTTTGGTTGTTGTTGAGATTTAGAGTTTTGCGAATTATCCATAAAATCGGCATCTTTTGTATCGTCAATACAGAATAGGCCGTTTAACGCGTACTTTCTGGCGTAGGACGAAGCGGAACCAGTAATTTGACTTTCGTCCATGCCTTTTTTGTCTTTACTTTCACGCGCAAATGCAGTAGTTGATATTTCGTCTTTTCCGTCCGTTACTTTTGCCGTTGCTTTAATGTAAAATCTATCACCAATCATAACTACTTCATCACTTAATAGCGGTACAATTTCATGTTTAGCACATAGCGGTTTAACCGCTTCTAGGATATATTCACAATTCCTATAGTTATACCCACCGAATTTATTGTATTGGCTTTTGGGAGCCTTTAATTCGGCTTGTATTTCAATTAATTTTTGTTGTAATGTTTTTGCTGCCATGCGATCACCTACTTAATAAAAAAGTTTTGATTAATTTTGATTTCTGCGCCTTCCACTACTTCACCAGCTTTAATGGCTTTTTTAATCGCCGTTTTATCGGCCTTAATCTCCACTTTTGTGAAGTCGGCCGGAATTACATCAAGATTTGTAATTTCGACGCTTTCACTTTTGCGGTAACCGCATTTAAAAGTACCTACAGTTAATGCATCAAGGCCTTTTTGTTTCATTGCGTATTCAACGTTATTTTTCAATCGCTCAACCGCATTTTCTTTCGCTTTTTTGATTTTTGTTAGGCGGTCTATTTCGTTTTTCAAGCCTTGAATATCGCTTTCTACATTTATCATGTACATTGCGGTATTCTCTATTTTCTCTTCAATACTGCAATTAAGCATTTCTAATGTATTTTCGATTGCTTCGATTTCTTCCGGCGTTTCCGCCGCTTCTAACATTGCGGAAAGTTCCGCATAATCTTTGTTTAATTCGTAGATACTACTCATTTTCTTCCCTTTCTAACACTTCTAATACATCGTTAAATGTTTCTACTTCGTTTTTGCCTATTACTTTGTTAAACCCTTTTATGCAACATAGAAAATCTTTTCCGGTTTCTTTATCACACATATATATATAATGGTGATACAGAAAACCTGATTTAACCGTTATTTCTAAAGCCATATAAATATTGGGTTTTTCCTGTTCAACTTCATTTAATAGCGCATCAAAACGTTCTAACAGGTTTAAAAGTTCTTGTTTTCTCATACTTCACCTTGCCACCTTAACCAACTATCATGTATGATATGATTAAGATGCTTTCTTAAACTCACTTTTTCGCATCTGCCCTTTAGTGGTTGCCGCCACTATTGGGCCTTTTTTATTTGCTCTATATAAGCGCCGCCATATAACAACGCTACACCTAACAATCCTTGCAATAACGCTTCATATAACGTTATATTGTCAAGTTCTAAACTGCCCGGTGTTCCGAGTAGCAGGATAAAGCCAACCGCTTGCATAAATCCGATCATCATAATTCCCCCGTAATAGCTAACATATCGTTAGTTATTTTTTTTATGCTATTTTTTAGTTTTGCGTTTTCTTTCGCCAACTCTTCATTTTCTGCTTTTAATGCCCGGTAATTAACCGCATTTATTTCGGTTTCTAATCCGGCTATACTTTGAATTTCTTTGACGGAAAATAAAACGCCCGGTAATTTTGTTAGCTGGTGAATTGTACCAGCATTTCGCAAGTTGTATACCGATGATTTAGAGATGCCTAAAACTTCGGCCGTTTCATCTACGGTATACGTTATTTTCATAATTTGTTTCCTTTCATCAATTCCGATAAACCACAATCGAAGAAATGCGCAACCTTTACAAGGCTGCTAATGCTTGGCGATTGTTCGCCGTTTTTCCACCTAGAAATTACGCTTTCTGAAATTCCTGTTTCTTTAGATAGCTTATAAGCTGTAATTCCTTTGTTATCCATTAGGCGGAAAATATTTCGTACAACTGTTTTTATTGTTTACACCTCCTTTTTTTAATGATATACTTGCGTTATAGCAAGTAATAATATCTCACTACCACACTTGCTATAACGCGATTGTTTATAAGATTGCTTGCGTCTTCGCAACTACCTTATGGCTTTATTATACGTGCGTTCACGCAAGTAGTCCACTAAACATTTCGTAAATTTTATAAATATTTATTTATAATTTGCGGAGGTTAAACATGTTTTACCAAAGATTTAGCGATGCCATGCGGAAAACAGGAGTTTCTATGTATCAAGTTTCAAAAGAAACCGGTATTGCTCAAAGTACTATTTCACGTTGGAAAACTCAAAATTCTACGCCCAATTTAAAAACACTTAAAATTTTGGCGGACTATTTCAACGTGCCAACCTCTTATTTTACAGAGGGCGTAGAGGGAACGCCTGAAATCAAAAACATTGAGAGAAAAAT